AATATACAACGTTCTTTGTTGCCCTGGTGGTGGAACTGGTAGACACGCAGGACTTAAAATCCTGTGACCATTGCGGTCGTGCGGGTTCAAGTCCCGCCCGGGGTACACACATTTTAAAAACCCGGCTGTAAATCAATTATTTGCAGTCGGTTTTTTTATTGAGGGGACGAATAAGGGGACGAATGAAATCGTTTAAACACAAAAAAGGAATAATAATTCTATTAAAGAATAAAAAACTAATATTGTAAATTTGTAAATAATTCACCCAAAATTATTTATTATGAAAACAATTTCAATCCTATTTTGTGTATTCTTTTTAAACGTGAATGGTTTTTGTCAAAAATTAGATACAATTTACTTAAAAGACGGGAATAAAATACCCTGTATTGTTAAGGTTAACGGTGATGTTGATGTTGAGTATTATTTAAATGAAACACAAACGGAAAAAAAGAAAATTAAAACAAACCTTGTTTCCCGGGTTGTCCTGTATAAGGATGTATTAGAAAAACAAAAGGCACAATCTCTATTAAATAATACTGTTGATTATCTTGGTCAAGACACTATTAAGTACTATTACATTATGATTGTTGGGACAAGAAAGTTTTTAAGTACGAATGTTACTATTGAAATTGATTACGGTCAAGATAGAAATTTCTTTTCGGATCAAAGGTTGAAAGATGTAAAAACAGGCAAACCGATTGTTTTTAATTCAATGATTGATGCCTTAAATTATTTTGGTAATCTTGGTTGGGAGTTTGTACAGGCATTTGCGATCACAACAAATGATCAGAATGTTTACCATTTTTTAATGAAAAAACCGCGTAAATTGGTCATTCAGGGTGAAAGTAAATAAATTGATTTTAGTTAAAATTAAAAAATCAAATTATTCCCATATTTTTTTCACTTGATAAATCAAGAGAGTTTGTTCCCCCTGTGGCCATAATGTGATCGTTTTATATGTAATACTATACATAAAATCAAACTTCACCCCACTTGTGGTTGTCAAAACACAACCCCATTCTTCCTCTTCATACCATTTGTCAGAGATGAAATATGTAATCTTATCCGTTTCATTTGTTAATGTGAAAACCGTGCGGTCCTCATTAAGGGTAAATAAATTAGTTGCGTCATAGCCCACACAATTATCGTGAATTTTAGTTGATGGATTATAGGTGCAGATATAACCCTTCTCACTGCTATAATATCTTTGAGAAAACAATAAACAGGGTATTAGCAACATAAATAAATAAAAAAGAATTGATTTTTTCATATGCTAAAATTTAGTATCTCTATAACAAAGATTAAAAAAGGAAAACTATAATATGGTTTTAAAAAAGAAATTAGATATTAATTCATTCCTTTTTCGCAAGATAATATTATTTGATCTGAATAATTATATATATCTTCTAATTTGGAAATTTCAACTTTAACCTCATTTTTTGTTTCGTCAAACCAACTAATATATTTTTTTTCATCATTGAAATATGCCCTACAAATCGTTTGCCTTATGGTGTCGTCTAACAATACTGAAAAGAATTTTTGAAAATCACGATAAAAAATTCTATTAGCATCAACTTTCTTACAAAGAATTGCCTTTATTATATAGTAAAAATCCATTTCCTCCGCTGAAGTATTTGTTTTTTCTACCTTTTTTTCTTTTTGTTTAATTTCATCAACCTCTTTTTCATTTTCTTTTTGTAATGCAGTTTTAAGTCTGTCATTGATATAATCAGAAAATAATTGATTTGTTGATTGTTTTACAAGGTCTGTAAATTGATTAATTATTTTTTCGGTTGCCTTACCATTATAAACTTGTGATACGAAAAATTTCACAAAAATTGGGGAGGGTTCGTTTAATTCCTTATTAAGTATTGTTTTAATTTCATTGATATATTTTAATTCAGATGCGGAATTAAAAATAGTATTAGCATCAAAGTAACTTTTATGAAATTTTTTTAATTCATTAATTGCCGTTTCTTTAATGTTTGTTATATCAAATTCGAGGAATGGTTTTTCGTCCATTTTGTTTGGTTCCTGTAAGTCAGTATAAAACCTGTAAGAAATACCATTTGTTAAAATTCCAAACTTTGCCTTTGATGTGTGAAAATATCTCAATAATTGCGAATTGTGTATGTCGAGATTTTCAGCCCAGTGTTTGCATTCAATTAAAATAATAGGGTTTCCCTCCTTTATAATAGCATAATCAACCTTTTCCCCTTTTTTTAGACCAATATCTGATGTGAATTCCGGGACAACTTCAAGAGGGTTAAATACATCATACCCTAATGCCTGAATAAATGGCATAATAAACGCATTTTTTGTCGCCTCCTCCGTTTGAATTTGTTCTTTTAATTTAATTGTACGGTCGGCAATTTGTTTTAAAACATCTTTTAAGTCCATAAGATTATATTTATTTTTGCTAAATTACATTTTTTTTTATAAAAAAAATTTTTTGACAATTTTAAAAAAAGAATGAAAACAATAACTTATATTTTGAAATGTATCGCGGTTGTACTGGTCTAACGTCCAACACAATGGAATTGGGAGTTTGAAAAACTTAAACAGGAATATAAAACCAACAACAAAAAACTGCAATAATTGAATACATAAATATTAAATCAATACATTGTCTATTTATGTCTATTTTAGAAAAAACGACACGGTGAATGGTATCATTTGATTTTTTTTGATAATTTCAATTTCATACTATTTTTCACTATTATAGTGATTATTTGCCGTTTTTTGCCGTTTAAAACGTCTTATTTTAATTCAGATCGTTACAAAATACCCATATTTTATGGGTTGTTATACGGTTGTTGTCTTAAAAACTACATACGCGCGTAATGATGTAGGAAAAATCGGTTATTATTGACCGTGTAATAATCTTTTTAATGCAGTCCGAAAAATCAAATTGATTATTCCCAGTTTGCTAATAAACCCTCACCATCGTACGCGCTAACATTTTGCGGAGCTGGAAACACTAATTTTGCAAATTTGTAAACTAATTCAATCCTGTCTTTTTCGTCTAATTTGTCCAACCGTTCCGGGAGTTGTTCCAGTTCGTTGTAAATAATGTCTTTTAATAATGATCTTAATTCCTTTGTGATCCTGTTCGGGGTTCCCGGCTCCCGACCGCCTGTTTTAATTCCTTTTGCCATTACTTAAAAATTGGTTATAAATACTGTTTTGCCTGTTTAATAATTCCCTTTGTTGCTCACTCAACACAATGAATTCCGACACGTCAAACAACAACAACCCGCCCCTGACACGTTCCAACCTTTGCAATAAATTGTTTTTTGGGTTTAAGAAACTGTTTGGATTTTAAAAAAAATAAAACTATGTGTATAAGTATGTTTATAACTAATTGATATTCAGCAGGTTGGCTGAATAATAAGACGTATCTTTATGATTATCAACCAAATAATTCATATTGATATGAAAAATTACCCAACCAACCTAACCGAAAATCAATGGCAAATTATGAAAAAATTTTTAAATGATAACAGAAAACGTAAACATAGTATCAGAGAAATCTTTGATGCTATATTTTACTTGCTTAAAACTGGCTGCCAGTGGAGAATGTTGCCACTTCACTTTCCTCCGTGGGGTACCGTTTACTACTATTACAGCCAATGGAAAAATATTGGTTTAATTGAAGAGATACATGAAGCAGTGAGAAACCTTGTTCGCAAAAAAGCTGGTCGTCAGGAAAGTCCGAGTGCTGCGATAATTGATAGTCGTTCCGTTAAATCAACAAGGTCTGGTGGCGAATGCCGAGGAGTTGATGGAGGAAAAAAAACAAAAGGGAGAAAACAGCACATTGTCACTGACACACTTGGTCTTCTGCTCGTGGTGGTGGTTCATGCTGCAAACATTCACGACAGCAAAGCTGCGCAAGATGTAATAAGTCGCTTAAGAGGTCGATTCGACCGGCTTTCCAAAATCTTTGCAGACGGAGGATACAGAGGCGAACTTGTAGATAATGTGAAAAGAATTTTTGGGTGGGTTATTGATATTGTTCTAAGAACTGACCACGAAAAAAACTTCGTAGTTTTGCCAAAAAGATGGGTGGTAGAACGAACCTTTTCTTGGTTTGAAAGCTACAGAAGGCTCAGTAAAGACTACGAGTACCTGACGGGAACAAGTGAAACAATGATTCAATTAGCTATGATCAGATTAATGCTTAACAGACTTGATAAATAAAATCCAAACAGTTTCTAAATTTGTTGTCATTATGAATACAAAATGAAAATATTAATTTTTTTGGCCGTACTTCTGGTAGTTGTTATAATTGGAATAGTTGCCGTTAGCT